ATAGAATCTGCTAGGTTGAATGCAATAATGTTTGCAATTGCTGGGTCAACATCAGCAAGAGAGAATAACTCTAATGCACGAGTTACCAACACTGAGTTACCGTACTCATTAAGAGTAATGGTTACTGAGGTTGGTGTTGACATTGCTACTGAATCAACATCGTCGTTCTCTGTTAATGCAGTAGTTGCTGTTGAAAGGTCAACATAACGTTGTAGAACGACTGTTGAACCTGGGATTGCTTGACGTGCTGGACGCTTATCTGCGACAGAACGAATTAGGGGTTCTGAACGGAGAGCGAATTCAAGAAGACGGTCATACGCCTTCTGAACCAAACCAGCAGCGCCAGCGGTACCTCCTAAAGAGGAACTACCTGTGGTAGTATAATTTACTGTTGCCATTGTTTGTCACCTCCAAGTGACTATGAACGGAATTATTGTGAGCGAAGTACATCTAATAACGCATCCATTGAATCTGCGTTGTCGATGCGAAGATTTAAATCCTCTGCTCGGTCTGGGGTCATAGCATTTTGGGTGAGTACATCTTGCTGCCTTAAGGCTGCTTTGTCTGTCTCACTTACTTTTGGCTCCTCAGTAGCAACTGTAATTCCGAATAAATCGGCGTTATCATCAAGCCAGTTAGAAACTGACTCTTCGTTAACTTCCTCTAAATCCTTAAGAACCAGTCTTGCTGCTTTAAGGTTGACACCCTTCTTTTCTAGGACTTCTTTGACTGTACGCTCACGCTGCACCTTGGATAATCCCTCAAGTTGCTCAGTAAGTTCCTTGATACGCTTTTCGTCTTCATCCCAGTAGTTGTTGCTCATAGCAACCCACCCTTCTATTCGTTGTAGTCGCAAGCCTCAAATTCATTCGGGGAAATGGTTTGGCTCTTGCTACCAGTCTTTTACGCTAATGGGGCTGGTCGGTCCATTAGGATTCTAGTTTATATTAGTCCTGCTGCTCTATCTCTAGAAGCAAATCTTCCAGACGAGCCTTGCATTCTTGCAATTTCTAATTGTCTTAATCTTTCAATTTCATCTAATTCTTTTTGAGTTTTACCAAATACAGCACTTTGTGCCTGTTGGGCCGTGAAACTTCCACCAGCAAATTGAGCAAGCGTATTGGCTCTTTCAAGAGCCTTTACTTGTCCAAATCCAGTTAATGATTCGTTATACCCATAGCCTTGATTAGCAATACTTGCTGCATCCTCAAGAGTTAAGCCCGTAACCCCTTGTTGCCTTGCTGCAGACATTACAGATACTGCTTGTACTTTATTCTTAAGTTCTATAGCGCCTTGAGGGCCTGTAAGAATTGCTTTTGCTATAGATGCTCTATCTACTCCAGGAAAATAAGTTTGAAGGTCTTGTTTTAAGGCTGCAGGGGCATAATCAATAGCATTAAATACATCACTAATTAAATTACCTACCTCAAGAACAGACTTTCCTTTACCAATTACAGTACCAATAAATTTTTGGTTTGCTATTTCGCCAAGACCCGCTTCTCTCATTAAATCGCCCATTGCTTGCTCGGCTCTAATGTATTCAGTAATACTTGGTACTTCTATAGCCATTCCAGACTGTTGTAGTTTTTCTAGTTGAAAAATTCCTTCAAATCTACTTGTAAACTCAGGAATAGCATTTTGTTGTTTAGCGGCACGCAAAGCAAGATTAATTGAATCATTAATATCTGAACCAGATTTATAGAATCCAGAAACTAAATCAAAAAGTTTTGTAACATAAGGTTGATTTGCTTCATTTTGTCCAAATATTATAGCAAATGTATTTCTGAACGTATCCGATGCTAAAACTCTTTCTGTTAAAGATTTGTCTTCTTCTCCAGCAGGGACAGACTCAAATACACCGTAATAAAAACCACCATTACCGTCATTAAATTTCATTCTGCGTTGTTTTTTATCTGCAGAGTATTCCCAGCCAGCAAATGTGCCAGCAACTGGGAATTGACTTTCTGGAGAAGGAGGGGTTACGCCTTGGTGTTGTAGTTCTATCTTCTCTTTGATTAGCAGTAGGTGTAGATTTTTTAGTTGCCATTAAAAAGCACCCATTGCCTCTCCTAAACCAGTTGCTACATCTCTAGCAAAATTGTTCATTGATTGTGTGTATTGCGCTCTTTTGTCATTTAATGCAGCACGTTTAAGGTCTGCATAATTCATAGGTTTATCTCCAGATTGAGAAGCAAGCCATTCATTGACAATTGGTTCATCTTGCCATTTTATTTGAGAACTATCCATTTCCCAAGCATCAGCCAATATTTTAACTGCTGGATTGGCAACTTCTGCTACAGTAAGTGTTGGGTCAGATTGTAATCTAGTAGCAAGATACGGATGTTCTTTAATAGCAATTTTTTGCAAATCTACAATATATTCAGCAAAAGTCTTTTTGCCAGAAGCAATTAATTTTGCATCAGCAGCAATCTCTGCATCGCTTTTACCAATAACAAACATGTCTTTAACAAGTTGCTTTGCCTGTTGAAGAACCGCTATATTTTTAGAGCCTAAAGTCTTTTCATCTTTGAAGTTAACTTTTGCCCAGATATAATTAGAAGCAAACTCCTCAGGCTTAAAAAATGATGGATACTGGGTAGTTATAGTATTTTGAAGTTCTTGTTGAATTTTATCTACGCTAGCGCCAGTGCCAACTTTGCTTGAAGTAGATTTAACGACTGTTTCAATTTGTTTATTTTGCTCTTTATTAAACTCTTTAATAAAATCTTTAACATCAGCATCTGTAATAGCGCCAGTATAACCGTTGGCTGCTGCCACTCCTAAAAATCCAGCAATTAGTTGCTGAACCTTAGCATCTAACTGTGCCTGTGTTTCGCCTGCCATTAATCAACCGCCTTTAAAGTATCGTTGTCAAAGTATATTTTAAGCATTGTCTGTAGTTTAGGATGAAACGCTGACATATTAGTATCAAGATAAGACAAATATGCTTCCTTGAATTTGCTCTTTCTTGGGTCTCTATCTTGAAAGGTTTGGTAAACCTTTACGACTTCATCACGTAGCGTCATAAACATTCTTACATCTTGCCAGTAATCTGTTGTTCCGTGCTTATCCATAAAGTCTTTATTGCTAACAATTAACTTGAATGCTCTAGCATAATTATATGAATTATCGCCACGTACACCTGCAGAATATTCATCAAACCAGGCTTGGCTTTCTGCCTTAAATACAGTTTGAGCCAAGGTAGATAAATACTGTTGCATTTCTGGGTGAGAACGCCAAGATTTACCATCTGTAATTTGCGCTTTCAATGCATCTTTAACTGCATTGTATCTATCCCAAAGAATGCTCTTTTGACGCTGAATATCTTCTTCTGCTGGGGTAAGTTTAAGGTCATTAACCAATTTGCTTGTGCCAGGCAGTTTAAGTTTTGGGTCATTTAGAAGTTTAGATATAGCAGTATTTCTATCTTCTATTTTATACTCAATATCTGCGCCAAGTAAGCCAACTAATGAAACATCTCCGTCTTTAATATTAGCCAATTGCTTAACTAAGTCAGAGTTGTCTTTAAATATTCTATTGTAGCCTTCAACAGTTGGTATTAAGCCAGGGATGTTCTTATTAAAGTCTTTAAATGTAACGTTCTCTAGAACAAGTTTAGGTCCAACAGTTGCCAGTAATTCATCGCCAGCAAGTGTTTTCGCTTCTTCTCTAGTCTTGCCTTGATTTTGATATTTAGCAACTAAATTGGTGTAGGCGTTATCTATAAGACTCGCAGGATTTGTATTTACCTTAACTGGCACGCCGAGTGGTGAAACAAAACTTCCAGCGGCTTTTTGCCACCATAATGCTTGCGCTTCTTTAATTGCTTGTTCTTCTGAAATTTGAGTCTTTTCAATTCCCATGTCAAATAGAATTTTATGGTATCTATAGACTGAGTTTACAGATGCAAGAAAGTCTTGTTTGCCTAGTGGAGTAAAAAAAGCATTGTATGCTGAATTAGCCCAACTTGGAATAAATGCCTTGACTGGAACATCTTGTGGACCATATGGGTATGCTCCAGCGTAAATCCAACCAAACACTTTTCTAAACTGTTCTGGACCTTTTTTACCACTTGCATAATCTTCAGCGGTTGGCCAGTTTTCAAATACTTTTGCGGTAGAAATTGATGTTATAAAAGATGGGCTAGGTGCATTAAGTAGGAAACCAAGTGACTTAGCATTCAATTGTAAACCTTGGCCACTGCCTAAACCAATATCCTGACTTCCAGGAAGTACAAGATGGGACATTTTATTGATGTCTTCTGTGGGATTACCATTTTTATCCACAGCAAATGTTTGGAATGTTCTACCATAGTTATAGGTAAAACCTAGTGCTCTTACTGGGTTATTAACGGCTAGTCTTCCATAACGATAAACAGCATTAAATGCTGCGTTAGGAAATGCCATTACACCTCTTAGTGCATAAAGCACGTTGTTCTGCCTACGGACAGTATAAAATGTTTTCTCAACCTCTTGAAGGGCTTCTCTTTCAGCGGCTTGCTTTAATGCATTCCACTGAGAGCCATTAATCTTAACTTCAAGCCCTTGTTTAGATAATGACTCGGCTTTTTGAACCAACTTGTTCATAGCAATTTCATTAAATGTATTTTCACGAATAGGATTTTCAGGACGATTTAATCCTCTGAAAACTTTTCTTGAAAAGTTAGTAAAGAACTTGTCTGTTATCGCTGCAGAGTCAGCACCAAAGATGGCTTGTTCTGCGTAACCCCAATCAGATGGAGCAATTGGAAATAGTTTATCTTCCTTAAGTGCAGGAGCAAGCAATTTTTGCAATTCAATTGCTTTAATTTCACGCTCAAGCAAAATTGCCTGTGCTTCCTTTGAAGGTATTGTCCTGTTAACAAAAGCATATTTATCTTTAACATATGCAACTGCATCTGCATCATCATATATACCAAATTGTTTTACGTAAAGTCTACCCTCTTGACTAGTTGCCCATCTTGCAAGAGTTGGAGCATCTGGATTAGAAAGAATAACTCTAATTAATTTATCATTTCTAATAAGTCTATTTGCCACATACTCTAATTGATTGTAGTATATAGGGTTTGTTATATCAATCGGCATATTAGGTACTTTGCTCGAGATTATCTCAGAACGTGCACCAATAGATAGTTCGCCTAAAATTGTTTGCTCGGCAGTTACAGTGTTGTCAACTTCTGCTCGAATTGCTTTGGAAAAGTTGTTGCCTGTTTCATCGTCAAAAAATCCAGACAGTTTTACATACTGTCCGTTATAAACACGATAGTTATCTTTTTTGCCATAATATCTTTGTTTAAACTTAGCACTTCTTCCAAAAACCTCTGCTTGCTCTATAGATAGTTCGGCAGATTCGGCCAATGCTTTATCAATATCATCATAAGTTTTTGTTAACTTATCATCTATTTCTTTAATAACCTTGCCATTGGTTGCTAATTTAGATATAGCGGTCTTGTAAGACTTTAGCCCATCTTTTGCAGCATCTAGTTGAGGCTTAATCTTCTTTAAAGTTGCTGGGCTAGCAGACTTTTCTATATAGGCGATGCGACGCTCTAATGATGGTGCATTTGCAGAAGCCTTTAGTGTGCCATATGAGGCTGTCATTTCGACTAAGTCTGCCTCTAAATCATCTAATTTCTCATCCACTGCTTTTAAAGTTTTGCTTAACTTCTTAAAGTTTTGTTGCTTTGCAGCAGGGGATACGTCTCCATACAGCAAGTCATCTAAGCCAGCACTATATTCATCTCTAATTGCATGAAGTTTGCTAATGCTCTTTTGCTTATCAATAACTGCTTTATTAATAGCCTTTATATCTGCCTTGTTTGTAATTCTTGTAGATACTTTTTCACGAACCCAATTATTAGTGTTTTTTACAGAATTGTTTAAAGCAGTTCCAGCAACAGAAGTTGCAGTATTTCTGATACCTAGCGCAAGAGAAGAACTTACAATTGGTTCAAATATAGAGTTTTTAGGAATGAACATTGGTCGAGCCAATGCATTAAAACTCCAAAGTCTAGTTAGGTTTTCGTAAATTGGAGCAATAGTATTTTTGGTTACAGTTGCACCTCTTGAAACTCCAGTTTTGGCAATATCAATAAATTGCTTTTCAATTAAGTCCCAAGGGGTAAACAAATATGACTCAGCCATTTGGCTGGTTGTTTCAATATTGGTTCTATTCATTGAACCATCAGCATTGAATGAATAACCATTTCTTTCAAATACTCTTTTGTTTGTACGAGTATTGTTTAACATTTGGGCTACCTGAGCATTAATAGCATTTTCGGTATAATGTCCGTGATTATATGCTATTACTTTTCCTAATTGCTCATCAATTTTAGAAAGGGCAGAAAATCTTTCTTCTGGAGTAACTGCTTTTAAGTAAGCCTGTTCCCATTCATTTCTTAATTCAGAAACTTTTTTAGAAGTGCTTGGTGTTACCATGATACTGGCATTACCATTTTTTAGTGTAGGAATATTATCAAAAAATGCATTTAATTCTATGCGTCCATCACCTGGGCGCATGCCTGAAAAGGTTACGAATCTTAGTGGCTTTAATTTGGTTATTGCATTTCTAAATTTAATAAAGTTTACAGTTGGCGCTCCGACACGGCTTCCAACTTTCATGGACAGAATTTCGCCCATTTCATTTGCGCCTAAACGACCAAAATCAGCGCCAAGAAAACCCTTGCCCTTAAGTTCACCAGTTCTTGCTAAAGCCTTACCCTCACGAAGTGCTGTCTCTGCTTTAATGTATAGACTGGTTCCAATTCTTGGCTCTGCTGGAAAATAATCTAATTTTCCAAGAACTCGTAATTGGTCAGACTCATCAAAAAACGCATCTCTCAATGCCACCATTCTAGCATCTTTTGAAACTGCTTTATCAAAGGCTTTAGATAAACGTTCTACTGCTGGACCTTCTGGGTTATATATATTTCCAGTCTTAATATAGTCAATTTTTATCTTATTGGCTACATCACCCATTTCAAATAAATCATCTGGGTTAGTTTTAGATAAGCGGTCTAGGGCGTTAATATCACCCTTATCGCCAAGAATAATATCTCTTACAATTCTAGGATTATTTATATTTTCTAAAATTGGAGTTAATCTTTCATTGTTGCTATAAATTTTAACTATGTCATCAATTTTAGCAAGGTCTTTTGTTTCCGCAATAGCCATCATATGAGTAGCAGATACAGTTTGACGTCCACCCTCAATGCCATCAGCATAGTTTAAACCAGCATCAATGTCATCTGCAAGTTGAGCAACTGATTTGTTCTTAGCGATAACACCAGTCTGTTTTAAACCAGCCTTACTTAATCTACCAAGAGCACCAAATCCCTTACTAATTGCAAAGTTACCAGCAACAAAGTCAATAGAACCTGTAAACCATTTTCCAACGGTATTATCGACAAAGTTCTTTTTTATACTTTCATCGTCCCACAAGTCAACATCATCAAGATTTATTCCACCAATAGATAGAACAGTTTGTGATACTGGTTTTGCAAATGGCAATAAGTCAGATTTAGTAAATGCTTGACCCATTGATACTTTGGCGCTTCTATCATAAGCAGCCTTTATATCTGAAAACTGAAAACCTTGTTCGTATTGGTCTTTTTTATACAAAGGTGAGTTAAAATCAGTTAATAGACCTAATGTAGATATTGGTCTAGTCATGTACGGTGATATAACTTTGTTATTTAAATTAACAGCAGTAGTCAATAAAAGGTCAGTGGTACGTTCTGCGCCACTAATTGTTTTATCTTCTAAGCCTCTTAAAAGATTTTGCAATGTAGCCCTAAGTTGTCCTTCAGTTTCAGGATTTGCTTTAGGTGTAATTGGCTCTAATGTTCCAGTTGCTAAACCTGTTAAAAAATTTTTCGTAGGGTTTATAACTCTTTTAGAAATAGAGTTTGTGAAGTCTGACCAAAAAGCCACTCTATCTCCTTAAATCACGAATTGGATACATCTTCTCTGTCCCACCTTGCACATCATCTCCAGTAACTGCTCTAATAAAAGCATCTCTTTCAGATGGTGATTCCCAAGGTTGTAATGCTAATTGAATTGCAATTCCAGCATTTTGATAGCCTAATGAATTTGCAAATTTATCAATATTGTCAAATATGCTGCCTGGCAGCCATGTTACATCGCTCATTGCTGAGATAATAGATAATTAACAAAACGCTTGTAAGAATCTGGAGTATCTGGTAAATTTGCTGCTTGCATTAATGTAGGCAGATACTTTTGTACAATCATTCTGTTTTCATCTGGTCTAGTATTGGCGCTAATATTTTTAGGTAATGCATCTGAGCCTGGTCCTGGACCAAAATCTACACCAGCGGTAATTGGCTCTGACGGGTTATTTGTAGGGTCTAATAGTGTTCCCAATCCTAATGTTTCTGGCGATGCCATTTTTGCGGATTGAACATTAGATGTTTTAGGTGCAGACATTGGTGCTGCTTGTTGCTGTTGCATTAATTCCTGTCCTTGTCCATATGGCATTCCAGATATATATCTTGCTGGTTGAGTTCCAGATTGCCCCGCCCCACCAGTTGCTGAAATATTGGCAGGATTATTCTGTGCTGCAGTTGGACGAAGTCCCCCACTATTTTCATTACCAGCCATTTTATCTCCTACTTAATTTTTCTTGGTTGCTCTTTAGACGTATAAGGTGGTGCTGTAAATGCAGTCAACTTAGATGCTATTTCCATTGCTTCATAAGCATCTGCCCCAGCATACATAGCACCTAATGCATATGATGCACCAGAGCCTACGGCATATACTCCATCTGCAGATTTGCTTATTGATAACTCTTGGTCAATATCAAAGATTTCTCCACCAACAGCCATAATAAATTGAAATCTATTTTCTTTTGTATCTTCATCAAAATTGTAACCATTCTCTGTCATACATTTACGAAGAGATGGCATAGCCTTTACAATCATAAAATGATATAAATCTTCTTTATCTTGCTTTGTTGGAGTTGGTGGTTCCCAAATATGTTGTGCTATATCGCAAGGCAATGTTTCGCCAGAACCAGCAATTAAAAACATTCCATTTTCAGAAATCTTTTTAACCTCAGGATGAGAATAAATTCTACCTTCTGCATCAGTGGTTTGACTGTCAGCAACTATAAAGCAACGGTCTTTATGTTCTATTCCTATAATTGTTGTCATTGTCCCCTACTTAGTCGTTATCCTCTTGTTACTACTCTTGCGTTTCCTCGTCCACTTGCTGTTAAACTTGTAAGAATTGATTGAATGTCTGGTGCTTCTGTTGGTGGTGCTAATGGTGCTTGAGTAGGACCTCCTACTGGGGCACCAGAGGGAGCAGGGGACGGTTGCTCAACCATAGGATTTGAAGCGCCAGTAGGAGGAACCTGTTGTTGCGGAGCAAAGGTTGCCTCTATAGCATCTTCTAATGCCTGTCCCTTTTGGCGTGCCTTGATTACCGCAGCAATCTTTCTTACCACCTCAGAAGCATCTTGTCCCTGTGTTGCCATCTGTGGTATTGCTTGAGTATATGCGGTTAACGAGCCAAGTAGTGCTGCTCGCATATCTTCAATTTCAATCTTTTCTAATTCTTGAGTTACATTAACTGTAAATGGCAACTCACGCATTGCCATATCTTTAGAAATTAACTTGCCTCCAAGAGCCTGTAACATAAAGATAAGACCTTGGGCTGGGTTAAGACCAGCAAGCATTCCGTAACGGACATCTGCTGAATAGTCACCCTTGATATCTTTAGTTGGCTTATAAGTAATTTCATATGGCGAGCCAGAATCTACACCACGAATTGTTTTTTCTTCTGGGAAAATTGTTTCATCAATTTCAAAACAGATGCTAATTACATCACGCAATGCTGCCGCAAAAATTGCTTGGGCAGATTTAACCTGTGTATCAAAGGCTCCCATAAGAGCCTGCACGCCTTGACCTGTAACAATAGATGCATCAATGTTTCCAGTACGTCCTTCTGGATAACGAGACGCAACACGCAGTTCTTGATTAAGAAGTTGTTGCTCTGTAAACGCACCTTGTGGCAGTGTAAGTTCTACACGACGAACACCTGCTGGGTTGGCTGTGCGAATAACGGCATCTCCGCCAAGTTGCAACTCTTGTACATCTTGTGGAAGTACAATAGGGGCTTGTACAGATTTTTCTGCAGCCTCCATTGCCAAAATAGCAAAGCGATTACGAAGTAATTGGATACCCAATACATCATCAAATTGACCACGTAGTTCATTGTCAATAGATGGTTTACGGGCTACCACTATCATCATCTTACCAAGAGGATTCTTGGCCTGTGATAAAATTAAATTATCTTTTGTTGGTACATATACAACGGATTGGTCTTTATCGTAATAACGAATAATTTCAATCTGGCTGTTCAAATCTTGCTTATATCCCATACCACCTAGAAGTATGTTGTCATACTCTGGGAACTGAGCAACTAACTCTCCAAGTGTCATTGTGTAACGTTTAGCAAATGCTACGCAACGACCATATCGGTCAAACTCTGGGTATGAACCAATCGGGTTCTCAATACGAATTCTAGGAAGTTTTACTTCCTCGTCTAACTCAATTACAAATGGAACAAATCCATATGTTAAATACCAGTCTGCTCCTGAGTACATCTGTACCGCAAGGTCAGAGTTCGAAAAATAATTACTAGCAATACGAGTACGCTTATCGGCAAAAGTACGAGCACGGTCACTGACCTGATTAGCGGCTGAGCAGTTAACCGCTGGAAGAGGTGCCATAACCTCTGAAAGG